GGCCGCCCTTGCCTTTTGTGCCGCTGTTAAAGCGATGTATCTTGCCATCCATGATGATCTTATCTGGCGCTGTCATGCCTGCGCCTGTTATTGCATCATGCAACTGCATCTCTGGCGAGTCAGTTAAAATGATGCCAGACTGCGCCGATGGTTGCCACGGTCCGCCAAATACGTTTGTCAAATCAGCCATGTTGCCGCCCCTGCAAGTATTGAGACAAAAGGCGCATCGTCTCATGCGTTGGGTTTTTGTTCTCGCCCGCACTGATTGCCCGCACAGTGTTGTAGTGCAGGCCAGTGGCATCGGCCACCATTGATAGCCGCCTGTCCTGTAATGCTTGCCTTATTTCTTCCAGATTCATTATTAGCCTCCTAATGCGCTTAATGTGCATTTTTCGATAATATACTGTTTACAGCCTACTGTAAAACGATTAAGATTAACGTGACTGGCCGAACTGCATGGTGCAAACAGGTCAGATTTTGAGGTAATTAAAATGGCAATACAGCTTAAAAACACGGCAGAGGTGTCTGCCAACGGTGTGAAATTGCTTGTGTATGGTCACGCCGGCGCTGGTAAAACTACGCTTGCAGCCAGTATGCCCAAGCCAATCATTATATCAGCCGAAGGCGGCCTGCTATCAATTCAGGGCGCGGCACTGCCTTACATTGAAGTCAACAGCATGGAGACGCTGCGTGAGGCGTTTGATTATGTTAGCGGCCTTGATGGTCAGCAGTTTGAATCGGTTGTGCTGGATAGCATTAGCGAAATTGGTGAAGTCGTTCTCATCCATGAAAAAGCAGTCAACAAAGATGGAAGGGCTGCTTATGGCGAAATGGCAAACCAGATGACAAGCATTATTCGCGCATTTCGTGATCTGCCAAAGCATGTGCTGATGACCGCCAAGGTTGAAAAGGCACAGGATGAAACAGGGCGCATTCTTTACTCGCCATCAATGCCAGGTAATAAAGTGGGGCAGGCATTGCCATACTTTTTTGATGAAGTGATTGCCCTGCGCGTAGAAAAAGACGCGGAAGGCGTAGCCCAGCGCGCACTGATGTGTGACTCAGACGGCATCTGGCTTGCTAAAGATAGAAGCGGCAAGCTTGAGGCATGGGAAGCGCCGGACATTGGCGCAATCATTGCCAAGATTGGCGGCATGAGCGCAGGAGGTGCAGCATGATATTTAAACTCGTTGAGGCAGGTGATCTTGCTGGCCTGTCTGCCGCATGGATTGCCGCCAAAGATGCAGAGAAAACGGCTCAGGATGAGCGCCGTATTATTGAAGATCGGATGCTTTCACTGATCGGATTGCCAGAAGCGTTTGACGGCACAGAAAACGCGGCAGCACCTGGCTTTAAGATCAAACTTGTTGGCCGCCTTAATCACAAAATTGACAGCGACCGCTTGCAGGAAATAGCCGCAGAGAATGGGCTATCAGATCACCTCTCAAGCCTTTTCCGCTGGAAGCCTGAGATTAATGTCAGAAGCTGGAAGGCTGCTGACGAAAGCATTACCAGACCGCTGCTTGACGCAATAACTACAACACCAGGCAGACCATCGTTTGCCATTACTACCGATAATTAATCGACTATAAAGGAAAAAATCATGGCTCAATTAAATGAAGTTTTTAGCACAGACGATCTTCCACAAGGCAACACCGGCGAATATACCCCTTTGCCTGATGGCTGGTACAGCGCGCACATCGCAAAGGCCGAGCTGTGCAACACAAAGGCTGGAACTGGACAATACATAAAGCTGCGTTATGACATTACAGGACCAACGCATCAAGGGCGCGTTGTTTTTGGCAATCTGAACATCCGTAACCCAAACCCGAAAGCCGAGGAGATTGGCCGCCAGCATCTTGGCGACATTATGCGCGCAATCGGTCTTGCTAAGGTGCAGGACACTGATCAACTGATTGGCGGGTCCCTGCTGATCAAGCTGGCGACAAAAGCGGCAGATGGACAGTATGACGCATCAAACGAAATCAAGGGCTTTAAAGCCGTTGAAGGCGCTGCGATGCCAAGACCGTCAGTACCGGCAGGCACTGGCGCAGCAACGCCACCAGTCTCGCCGCCTTGGGGCAGAAAGTAACAACAACAACGAGGCAGGGGCGGGAAACCGTCCCTGTAAACAATATGACTGCAATTCCCCAACCAACAAATGCGCTGGTATCTGCCATTGACGAATCACATCAGGCAAGAGCAGAGCGCCCAAGAAGCCACATGGGATGCTCACAGCTTGGCGAGGTATGCGAGCGCAAATTATGGCTTTCCTTTCGATGGGCAGTCATTGAGCCATTTTCAGGGCGCATCCTGCGATTATTCAGGCGCGGCCACATGGAGGAGGAGACGGTTGTTTCAGACCTGCGCGCAGCCGGTTGCCATGTGACGCACACCGGCAAAGAGCAAAGCCGGGTAGACTTTGGCCGCCATGTATCGGGAAGCATTGATGGAGTTATTGAGTCAGGCGTGCCAGAGGCTCCGCGCAAAAAGCATGTGCTTGAGATCAAAACGCACAGCCTAAAATCATTTAATGAATTAGTCGAAAAAGGCGTGCAGCTTGCCAAGCCGCTGCACTGGGCGCAGATGCAGGTTTACATGCTGGGCGCAAAGGTTGACCGCGCCCTTTACTACGCCGTGTGCAAAGATGATGACCGCATATACACCGAGAGAGTGCGCCTGTGCGTTGAATCTGCCAAGGAATACGTTGATCGCGGTCAGCGAATTGCGTTGACTGAGCGTATGCCAGAGCCAGTTGTAGGGGCATCGCCGTCATGGTATCGCTGCAAGTTTTGCCCCGCATATAGTTTTTGCCATGAAACGCAGACAACAAAGCAGGCCAACTGCCGCACCTGCGCGCATTCAACGCCAAAGGATGACGGCACATGGCACTGCGCCAGATGGGGAGACATCATACCAGCAGAGGCGCAATATGCCGGATGTGATAGCCATGTGCTGCACCCTGATCTTGTGCCTTGGAAGCTGGCTGGCAGCAAGGGCGACTGGTCAGCAGTTTATGAGATTGACGGCAGGCAAGTCATTAACGGCGAGGACGGTTATCGCAGCAGCGAGATTATGGCGAACCTGCCGCTGGTGCTGGCAAATGATCCGAATGTTGAGGCGCTGCGTGATGGCTTTGGGGCGAGGGTGACAGCATGACCGCCCTGCGTGAATATCAACAGCGCGCCATTGATCAGCTTTATGGATGGTTCAGCAAAAACAATGACGGCAATCCTTGCTTGGTCCTGCCAACAGGGTCAGGCAAAAGCCACATCGTTGCGGCATTGTGCAAGGATGCGCTGCAAAACTGGCCAGAAACGCGGGTTTTGATGCTGACCCATGTTAAGGAGTTGATCAGCCAGAATGCGGAAAAAATGCGCCAGCACTGGAAGGGCGCGCCGATGGGCATTTATTCAGCCAGCCTTAACAGCCGCAATCTTGCCGAGCCGATTATTTTTGCAGGCATTCAGTCAGTGCGAACAAAGGCTGGTCAGATTGGCCACGTTGATCTGATCATTGTTGATGAATGCCACCTGATCGGCATTGCAGAGACTGGTGGCTATCGCATGTTGATTGATGCGCTGACGCTGATTAATCCAATGCTGCGCGTGATCGGATTAACTGCCACGCCATACCGCCTTGGGCATGGAATGATTACTGACAAGCCTGCCATCTTTGATGCGCTGATTGAGCCAGTCAGCATTGAGGAGTTGCTTCACAAGGGCTACCTTGCGCCGCTGCGATCAAAGGTGACGCGAGAAAAGCTGTCAGCCGATGGCCTGCACAAGCGAGGAGGCGAATACATTGAGTCAGAGATGCAGGCGGCATTTGATACGGAGGACCATAACCGCGCAGTGGTGGATGAGGTTATCAGCTTTGCCGGTGATCGCAAGTCATGGCTGTTTTTTTGTGCCGGTGTCAAACATGCCGAAAATGTGGCATCAGTGCTGCGTGATCGCGGCATTACAGCGCAGTGCGTTACCGGCAAAACGCCAAAAAAAGAGCGCGAAACAATACTGAAGGATTTTAAGGCTGGCAACATACGCGCCATTACAAACGCTAATGTATTGACCACCGGCTTTGATCATCCTGATATTGACCTGATCGCCATGCTGCGCGCCACTGCGTCTCCTGGCTTATATGTGCAGATGGCTGGGCGAGGGCTGCGGCCAAAGACTCACACAAGCCATTGCCTTGTGCTGGATTTTGCCGGAGTTGTTGAGGAGCATGGTCCAATAACAAACGTGCGCTCACCGAGCAAAAAAGGCAGAGACGGAGAAGGTGAAGCGCCTGTGAAGGTGTGCGAAAGCTGTGGGGAACTTGTGTATATATCTGCCACATTCTGCCCGTCATGCGGCCATGCGTTTCCAGAACCTGAAAAAAAGCCTCTTGTGCTGCGTGATGTTGACATCATGGGATTGGATGCGGTTGAAATGTCGGTTACTGACTGGCGCTGGCGAGTGCATACCGGACGCGCATCAGGCAAAAACATGATCGCTGTTGATTATTATGGCGGCCTGTCTGATCCGTTGATTACTGAGTTTTTCACCATCCTGCATGATGGCTATGCAGGACAGCGCGCAATGCAGACGCTTGCATCAATCGCTGCCCAGTGCAATGCGCTTGACGCTGTTCGCTCAGATGATCTTGCACAAATTGCTGCACGATTATCAGCAGGCAGATTGCCGAAAATGATTGAATATAAAAAGGATGGTAAGTATTTTAGAGTTACCAAGCGAATATTTTAAAAAGGATCAGTATGTACAAAACCCCAAGCTTTATTCATGAATGGTACGCCAGAAAGCCGCCCAAGTGCTGCCACACATGTGAGAGTTTTTTGTCTCATGATGGCAAGTGCATTAAGTTTGATCAGATAGTCCCCGAACAATTTGCACAGGAGGTTGACCAGTGCGCCGAATGGCAGGAGTTAAGAATACCGTTTTAAAGTGCGCCGATGTAGTCGGCAGAGTGCCAACGGAGCATGAAGAGCAGCGCGAGCTTGTGGCATGGTTTAGACGCCAATATCCTGATGTACGGATATTCGCCATCCCCAATGGCGGCTCACGCTCACAGCGCGAAGGCGGCAGACTAAAGCTGGAAGGCGTTAGCGCCGGAGTGCCTGATCTTTATATCCCCGCATGGCGCGCCTGGCTGGAAATGAAACGACAAAAAGGCGGCAGCCTATCGCCAGAGCAAAAAGACTGGCGAGATTACCTGCAATCCATTGGCGATGTTTGGATGGTTGCAAAGGGCTGCGAGGATGCAAAAAATCAAATTATCGAACTGTCACAAAGGATAAAACAATGACCCCAGAACAATTCACAAACGCTCAAGCAGAGCTTGGCTACGACAACCACCGCATGGGACTTGAAATCAATCTGTCTGAGCGCATGGTGGCTTATATGAAAGCAGGCGAAAAGAAAATTAGCGCAACCACGGCAGGACGAGTGCGTGACGCGATAAAGCGCAAGATTATTGACCTTCAGGCATTGAATAAGTGCATGAGATAGTGCAATTATAGTCGCTTAGTACACAAAAACAACGAGGATAAAACGATGGAAGATGACGATTACGAACTAAACGAGTTAAGAGCAGAATGCCGGCTGGCAAAGCAAAACAATCGCTATTGGGCGCAAAACGACCCAGAAGCGCCAGATCCCTCAGATGACCCTGATTATGATGGTGATGACAATGAGTAACCAATACCGCCACCGAGTCAGATATAACGATCCTGGCACAGGTCAGGAGATGTTTACCGGCCTTTGCCGTGATCTTAATGACGCCATGCTCAAAGCTGCATTTCTTGGCGGAACAGTTATTGATGAAGATGAAGGTGTTGTGTGGAGTCGTGAAAATGAGAAAGCACAATAACCACTATTTAACCTGGATACTGCACCGAATCAGGTGCAGGGAGGTGGGGAATGCGTGACGCAATCAGCAAGGCGATAGAGGCAATGGACATGGCTCGCAGCGCAGTAGGGCCGTTTAGTTTAGTCGTAACGAAGAAGTTGACAGAATCTATTGAAGCACTCCAAGCCCTGCAAAGCGGGGAGCCGGTGGTTCCTGAAGGGTATGTGCTTGTGCCTAAAACCGCGCTTGATGGTGCGCTTTATCTCGCTGGACTGGCTGTGGCACATACCGACTTTGGTAGCCAACACAGGGCAGATTTTAAGGTGTGTTGTGACGCACTGCTATCAGCAGGCAAGGGGGCGGATCGTGGGTGATATGCGCGACCATTGGAATGCCTTAAGGGCGATGACAAAAGAGCGTCGAGCCAGCAGGCTTGCGACGGCTTGCGTTGACGGGTGGGAGCAGCACACCCCCTACCACTGGCATCGGACTATAAACGGCAAAAAGTTGAATTACTGGCCTTCAAGCGGGCTTGTCATGATCGACAACAAAAAACACAACATCAAAAGCAAGTTTATCCGCGACCTGCTATCAGCAGTCAAGGAGCAACAATGACAACCTACACAGAAGCCGAGCTTTTCGCAGCAGTCCAAGCAGGCTACCACGCTCCCGATGACCTGCCACTTGCTACACGGTCGTGGCTTGAGGGGTATCGTGGTGGTCGTAGCACCCCGCCGCCGGTGATTCCCCCACAATGGAGAGTTGTCATGCGCGGGATGGTGGAATATGCAGAGTGCAATGATCCCGGCAATCCGTATTTAGATCAAGCGAAAGCCCTGCTATCAGCAGGCAAGGGAGAATAACAAATGAC